GCCGCGCATGAAGACGCGCGAACCTTATACGACTGGCTGTTTAACGCGGGTGAGTTCGGCGAACAGAACTGGTCGCTGGACCCGCTCTGCCACATGGAAGACGGCTACCCTGAGCACCGCTTCGAGTTGAATGGCCGCGACTACCGTTGCAAGTGCAAGCGCGTTAGCCACCCGCTATCGTTCTATGCTCGCGGTTCTTTCCTCGACAGCATGCGCAAAGCCATCGACGAGTGGGGCGGTCTGACCGACGGCCAGCACGCCGCCGTCGCCAAGTCTTTTGCCGCAGCCAAGGACAAGCTGGCCGGTCGCGAAGTTGCCCGCGCCGAGGCCAAGGCGGCCGATGCCAACACCAACCACGTTGGCACGGTCGGCGAGCGTCGCGACTTCGACCTGACCGCCGAGCGCACGCACAGCTTCGACAGCCAGTTCGGCACGGTCTACATCACGATCTTCCGCGACGCTGACAACAACGTCATCGTCTACAAGGGCAGCATCGCGTTTGAGCGCGGCGAGAAGGTGCGCGGCAAGGCCACCATCAAGGCGCATGACTTGCGCGAAGGCGTCCCGCAGACCATCATTGCGCGGCCTAAGTTCGAGGAAGCAGCGTGACCTTCAAACCACACGACTACCAGCAAGAGGCCATGGCGCACCTATACAAGGTGCGCCGCAGCGCTCTGTGGATGCCCATGGGCGGCGGCAAGACCGTCACGACCCTGACCGCTCTGGACAACCTGAGCCTGATTGAGGACGTCTTCCCCGCGCTGGTATTGGCACCCTTACGCGTCGCGCGCTCGACGTGGCCCGAGGAGGTCAAGAAGTGGCCGCACCTGTCGCACCTGACCGTCAGCGTCATCACCGGCACGCCTAAGCAGCGTGAGCGGGCGCTGGCCGCGAAGGCCGACATCTACTGCACCAACTACGACAACCTCGTCTGGCTGCGCAAAGAGCTGGGCGACGCATGGCCCTTCAAGACGGTGGTTGCCGACGAGTTCACGCGCCTGAAGTCCTACCGCATTAGGCAGGGTGGGTCTCGGGCGCGGGCGCTGGGGCAGGTGGCGCACACGCACGTCAGCCGGTTCATCGGTCTGACGGGCACGCCTGCCCCAAATGGCGTCAAGGATCTGTGGGGCCAAATATGGTTCCTCGATCAGGGCGAGCGGCTCGGCCGCACGTTCAGCGCCTTCGAGCAGCGGTGGTTCCGCAAGGGGTACGACGGCTACAGCCTCGTGCCGTACGACCACACGCAAGCTGAGGTCGAGGACAAGCTGCGGGACATATGCCTGACCGTGCAGGGGCTGCAGGTCGATGAGCCAATCAACAGTCCGGTCTACGTCGACCTGCCGCCGATGGCGCGTCGGGTGTACGAGGAGATGGAGAAAGAGCTGTTCACCGTCCTTAACGACGAGGGTGTCGAGGCCGCCAACGCGGCGGTGCGGACGCAGAAGTGCTTGCAGCTTGCCAACGGCGCGCTGTACATTGACGCCGACGGGAACTGGGAGGCCGCGCACGACGCCAAGCTGGACGCGCTGGAGAGCATCATCGAGGAAGCCAACGGCGCGCCTGTCCTTGTGGCGTACAATTTCAAGCACGATCTGGAGCGGCTGCGGGGTCGTTTCCGCCACGCTCGGGTGCTGGACGCTGACCCTGACACGATCAAGCAGTGGAACGCGGGGAAGATCTCGATCCTGTTCGCGCACCCTGCGTCGGCCGGGCACGGACTGAACCTTGCCGATGGGGGCAACATCTTGGCGTTCTATGGCGTCAACTGGAACCTCGAAGAGCATATGCAGATTATCGAGCGCATCGGGCCGATGCGTCAGAAGCAGGCAGGGTACGACCGCCCTGTGTTTATTTACCCAATCCTCGCCCGCAACACGGTCGACGATCTCGTGATGGACCGCCTCACGTCGAAGAAGAGCGTGCAGGAGGTTCTTTTGGAAGCACTGAAACGGAGGAAGAAATGAGCAAGAGCTTTATATGCAGTTTCTGCGAAGTCGAGTACGACACGCTGACGAAGACGATGGAGTGCTTCCAGTCGCATGCGACACCCAAGATGCCAGAGCCGAAGGCTGCTGAGCTGCTGGGCCGCGCTGCGGCGCACATGCACGACCGATCCGCGACTTATGACGAGCCCGAGGGCGAGCGGTCGATGGGCAAGATCGTGACGGCCTTCAACGCCATCACAGGCCGCGACCTGACCGAGAGCGAGGGTTGGATGTTCATGCAGCAGGTCAAGCTCGTGCGTCTGTTCACGCGCAGCGAGTACCACGCCGACAGCGCCGAGGACAACATCGCCTATGCGGCCCTGCTGGCCGAAGCCAAAGGCGACGGGCGGTGAGGGGCGTCCCCCGCGAGGTCGAGGAGGTGCTGATTGCCCTAAGTCAACCGTGGGAGCTGAAGCGGGGCAACAAGCACATCAAGATCATGGTCTGCGGACAGCTGGCGGGGGTCTTGCCGCGCAACGGCAAGTGCCACAACGACCGCCGCGCGACGCTCAATCTAGTCGCCCAAATAAAACGCGTGGCCAACACCGGCCTCGCGGCCCGTCGTGGTTAGCAGTATCGGTCGGCCAACTCTGCAAGACCGCCATCGGCCCAGCCCCGACGCTTGTACTTCGCAACATCGTAGAGATATTGTCCGATGGTGTCTTGGATTTCGGGAGTAACCGTGACGATGGAGTTTGGGTCTGTAGCAAACGACTTGAACTTCATGGTCGAGGTAGTCGGGCCGCCTGTTTTTGTAACCTGCTTGGCCCTGTCAAACACCGACTTGAACGGGATTTCGACAGGCAGAAGATGTTGCATTTGGCCCACCATGGTGCCTGCTAAGCCTGCGTTGTAGTCAGGGCGCATGAACTCAACCGGCTCGCCAAGGACGTTGGCGTATTCGTTGCTGTCCTCGAATAGACGGCGCTTCGATCCGCTCAGCAACGCGGGGTCAACGCGCAAGAAGTTTTCTGGGTCAATTTTGGCAACGCTGAAACCAGTCGAGCCAAGCGGCGCGAGGCGCAAGCCGGGTTCGGCTACAGACAGACGCGCGAGGGCACCGAGGCCGCCCGGCACGCCAGCCAGCTGCGCTTCCTTAGTGACATTCGCCAGCCGTTTCGTGACCAGCTTACGGTCGCCGCCGGGACGCGTCAGGATGTCGAACAGCCCGAGGGCGGGGTCGTCTGCGAAGCCAACAAAGTCAGGAAGACCTTCTTTGCCTGACTGGATGTACTTATCAATAAGGCGCAACTTGTCCCCAGAGAGGTCCATATTTGGGATTAGGTTTGCGATAATTGCCGACGTCTGGTGGCTAAAATCTGACCCCGACGGACCCATGTTGACGTGCATGCCGAACAGGGGTTGACCCGGATTGGCGTTTTGCCAGTCGCGGATCATGCGAGCTTCGTTTTCTTCCACACCTACGTCACTGGCCCAAACCAGTGGGTTCCCAACGGCTTTTTCTTGGTAGCCGTATCTTGAACCACCGTATGTCGAAACTGGATTGACCAGTGGGGTGCCATTGACTGACAGGACGTCCTTGTTAGCCATAGTTGCGTCGCCGAGCATGCGGAAAAGACCCGAGCCGACCGGAAACGCTTCTTCGGTAAGAAGGGGAACGTCAGGTTCTGGCGTGCGGTTGCGATACTCCCCGTAGAACGTAAACGGCGAGGGGGATGCGTCACCCCAACTGCTGCTATAACCTGTTGGGTGCTGCGCAAAGAAAGGCGTTGCGCCCTCGACAGGGAAACCTTGTTCAGCGGCTTGTGATGTCACCGATTGCCCGCTGCCCGGCTTAATCGAGAAACGCTGCAACTCGGGGTCAGGGTCTAGGACCGTCGGCCCAATAGTGTACGGCGCTCGCGCTTCGCGGCGCTCTGCGGCGGTCGCGCCTTGGTCAAGCCTCGCGCGAGCTTCAGCGCGAACTCGGGCAGAAGCCTCGCTGCGAACTTCAGCTGGCTTTGTTTTGCGACGCGATTTGCCGCCTTTGCCGGGAAGGTCAGGGACAACCGGCACTTCAGTTTGCACAAACGTATGCCTAGCGCGGGTGGCTTTTTCTTCAGCTTCCCTTGCTGCCTTCCGTGCGGCCTTAGCGGCGAGGCTGCTCAACCTACCCATTGACTTCTACTTCCCCGCCCATGTTGTAGCGCTTCATAATCTCTAACAGATCTGGGTTCATAATAACATAGTTTTCAGAGCCACCGCGCGTCAATACGCGTGAGCTGGGGTCCAGATAGCGGATGCCGGGGACGCCCGCGCCAGCCAGTAAATCTGTCATTGCGCTGTCGCGCACGTCAGAGCGCAGGCGCAGCTGGTGGTACAGGTCACCGCCGAGCGTTGGGTACTTCCCGTTGTCAATGCCCTCGATCTGGTACTTTTGGAGCAAAGGCCGCACCGACTGCATAACTTCGGGCTGCGCGGTCATCGGCGTGTCCCACGACAGCATCTTGGCAGGATCGACGTCTAACCCAACTTGGTAAAGCGCGCCGGGGGCGTCCCACTTGCCCGCAATCTCGCGGTTGAACCAATCGGCCGTGTCTGGCGCGTAGTCACCCGCTGCCATGGCTTTTTCAACGTCCAGCAAGTCGCCGGTGTTGATGATGTTTTCGAGTAACGCGGCTTGGTCGTACAGTGGTCGGCCTGCCGAGATGGGGAGCCGGTCTGCTTTTTCCAACAAGTTAGAGTACACAAGGTTCGCGTCAACGCCGCCGATAGTCGGGTTAGCTGCACCGGCGGCCGTGTTGCCTCGGCGATACGTACGCGCTACGTCCGGTGCTTCGGCTGTGTAAATACCCGAGCCGTACATTTGCGCCCCAGCTCCGCTGCCCATCTTATCCAGACGGAAACGGCCGAGGGGGTAATCCTCGACAACCTCAAGCCCCGGCGAGACGCGCAAATCCGCAGGCCTTGGGCGATAAAACTCGAAGCCGTCGTCAACATTGCGGACCTTGACCTCTGGCTCGAAACGGTGCGGCGTGGCGTGGTACACCTCGAGCTTTGGGCGAGGTGGCTTGGGTCGCGCGGGTGCTGTGGCAACGCGCTCAGTGGCGGCCGCAGCCTTGCTCTTTGCGGACTGCGCTGCCTTCCGCGCAGCTTTAGCAGCGAGGCTAGAAAGGCGGCCCATTAGCGCACGCTCATTGGATGGCGGCAGAAACAGCGGTCGGCGTCTACACGCCCGCCGATGGCGAAGCCTTCAAAATGCCGTTGGAATTGAGCCCAGTCTTCTGGGTCCATGCGGGATGGGTCGCGTGGGAACTGGCGCGCGTTGAAGTCGTAAGACTGATACATATCGTCAAGTCTTTCGTCCCCGACGACACTGTCAAATTGTTGCTGCGTGATGTAGCGCCCGTCAGGCAAACGAACGAGGCCCGTGTTGCCCAAATCGCCGACGTTGCTCCACTGCCCGCTCTTCACAAAGTCCTGCACGAAGGGCAGATAGTCGTCCTTGGGCGCGCGGTTCTGCTTGCCCTTGATCTGAACAATGCGGTCGGGCGACGAACCTTGTTCCTCAAAGCGGGAAAGCAAGTCTGGTTCGTTCGTGCGAAGGTACTCTTCAAACGTGCCTTGAGGCCGACCGGGAGTGCGTGAGATGTCGTACCCGTAGCGCCATGCGTTCCATGCGTCCCCAAAATCAGGGTCTTCATCCGCCGCGTGTTCGACATCTCGCCACTGAGCGGAAGGCGACGTCTCGATCGTCACATGTGGCTCGCCCTTGGCGTCACGCAACGAGAAGATGCGCGACCGGCCAGACATGACATCGGGGCAATAGCCACCAACGCAGTGGCCCATTGTGTCGCCCTCGTACTTGAGTGCCTTGCGCAGCTCTTCTTCAACGTCGTAATTGGTCGGCCCGTCAGTCTTTGGTGGGGCCATTTCAACCCACCTCAACCCCATAGGGTTGTCGTCTGCGTAATCTTTGAAGACGTGCGTCACAGGGTTGTTCTGCGCGTCCAGAGCGGCGCGCTCCATCTCCTTGGCGCGGAACTGGTTGATACGACCGACACGTTCTACGGCTTGCGGGAATGTCATACGGGCAAGGCTCTCAGGCCTCACGGCAAGGTCAAACGGAAGGCCAGAGGCTTCGGGGTTTAGCGCATTGGCAAACTCATCCGCGAAGTGTTCAAGGTCAAGGCCACCGCCGCTAATCCCGTAGACCTTGTCGGTCACGGGCTGTTTGGCGAGCCACGGCATCGCTGACAACGCTCCACCCCGCATATTACTGCCCGCGCCCGACATGCCGCCCGCCCGATTAGGAGGGAACATTATGTCCCCAATACGATCCTCTTGTAAGTAGCTGTCGACCGTTGCTTTCCATTTCTCAGGCGTCATATCAGGGTCGTAATGGAGCCCACGCGCTGCAAGATCGCGCAGCGGGTCATCCGGTGAGCCAAACTCGTTCTTGTAGTATTTGGCCAGAGCGCGTTCGAGCCAGTCTTGCGCAAAGAACGCTTCTGGCGGGAAGGCCATGGACGCATCGGCTTTTAGCAGGGCGTCAATGTCATCGACGTTGAGAAAACGATACCCGACATCCCCAGCTTGCCTGCGGGCCACGGCCTCTGGCGAAGTATTGTTTTCAAAGACGGGCAAGTCTTTATCAACCCACCACTGGCCGCCGCGTGGTTTGGACGCGAGTGG